CCGGACGCCATGGGCTTCCGTGACCCCTTCTTCCGCCGTGTCGCCATCCCGATGTCCCGGGCTCACGCCGCCTATCAGCGCAAGGACTTCGATGGGGCAATGGACCTCCTCCGGGACGTGGCCGCGTCCGATTGGAAGCTGGCCGCAATCGAGTGGGTGGAGCGCCGCCGCGCCGCGTACGAGGTCCGCAAGGCCCGTGCGATGGATGACGGTGTGGACTACGGCACGGGGGAGTGATCATGGGCAGCATAGCATCCAACGCGGATCGCCGGGAGCTGGCGCTGAGCCCCCTCCTGACGCGCCTGGCCGCTACCCGGGAAGCCGGGACCGTCCGCCGGTGTCATATCGTTCCGCACCACGGCCAGTACAATATCGCCCAGCACAGCTACGGGGCTGTCGGTCTCCTCCTGCTGCTCCACCCGAACCCGTCCCTGACGTTGATCAAGGCCGTCCAGTGGCATGACGTTGCGGAACGCTGGTTGGGTGATATCCCGGCCCCCGCGAAGTGGACGCACACCGAACTGGGCGAAGCCTATGAGCGGGCGGAGGAGGAGCTGCTGAAGCGCCTTGGGTTGTTCGGGGAACTGACGGACCTCGAAGTGGCCTGGTTGAAGGCCGTGGACACCCTCGAACTCTGGCTGTGGTGCCGGGAAGAAGAAGCCCTGGGCAACGCCGCCGTCACGCCGATGCGCCGCGCGTGCGAGAAGGTGACGGAAAAGCGCCAGCTGGAGGGTAGCCTGCCCGCGATCGCCGCGCAGCTATATGACGCGCTTTATCCATGCCCCCAAAAGCGTCTCTCGGACTTCTTCGAGGACGTGGAACCTTACCTGCAAGGAGAAACCAAATGAGCGTGAACGAGAAGCAAGTTGGCGGTGAGCACTACCGCTCGAAGGTCCAGCACTGGGACTACGTGGAGCTGAACGGGCTCCGCTACACCGAAGGCTGCGCCACGAAGTACGCTACCCGGAACCGGAAGAAGGGCCAACAGCGCCAGGACCTGGAGAAGGCGATCCACTACGTGGAGAAGGTCCAGGACATGTACCGCAACGGGGTCCTGCTCCCCCGCCCCGCCCCCGTGGTCATTACCCCGGAGGAGTTCGCCAACGCGAACGGGCTGACGGAGGACGAAGCCGAAGTGGTCCGCCTCCTCACCTTCTGGGAGTCCGACCCGGAGCTGACCCGCGCCATCGAACTCCTCCGGGAAATGATCGAGGAGGTGTCGAAATGACAGTTGTTGTCAGCTTTTCCGGCGGCAAGGATTCGACAGCCTGCCTACTTTTGGCTTTGGAAGTGGTCCCCCGCGAGAATCTGAGGGTGGTGTATCAGGATACGGGTTTTGAACATCCGGCTGTGTATGAATACCTCAACTACATCGAATCCAAGACCGGAGTCACCGTAGAACGGGCAAAGTCTAGTGTGTACAAGGACGTGCCTGATTTTTGTCGCAAGCGGGAGACTTTGCCCAGTTTTAAATCTAGGGGTTGCACTGGAGAATTGAAGCAATACCCACTTCGCCAGTACCTGATTGATCAAGGATTATGCCAGGAGGGCACTGAAGTCTGGTTTGGGGTACGTGCCCAAGAAAGCAAGAAACGGTCCGAGAAGTACGGGGGACTGACTCCCGACTCCCTTGTTCCGTTAGCGTTCATGGGCTCCCCCTACCGTTTGAAAATCCTGCGCCCTATACAAGCCCGGTTCCCGGTTGTCGATTGGGCGGAGGAACAGGTGTTTGAGGCTATGCGGGAACGGGGAGTTGAACCCAACCCACTTTACGGTTCCGGGTTCCGCCGGGTGGGTTGTTTTCCCTGTGTGCTGAGTGGCCCCGGGACATTCCGCCGGGTATGGTCCACGCCCGAAGGGAAACAAAACATTATTCAACTCATTGAGGTTGAGAAGTACGTCAGTGAAAAGAAGGGCCGCAAAACCACGTTTATCAAGGGAAAAACACTTGACCAGGTGGTTGGGTATGACGGACCGGAGGGCGAAGCTGAAGAGCCCGAAATCTACTGCGGCTTTTGCCATTCTTGAGGATACACACCTATGCAACAACCTTTATTCACCACGGCGGAAAGCGGCTGGCAACCCCCGAAGCTGGACAGCCTCCCCTCCTGGGCGGGGGCAAAGCGGGTGGCCGTGGACTGCGAAACCCGGGACCCGGACCTGCGCAAGCTGGGACCGGGAGCGGGACGCCGCCCGAACAGCTACATCACCGGCATCAGCTTCGCAATCGAGGACGGCCCGGGGGCATACCTTCCGATCCGCCACGAGGGTGGGGACAACCTCCCGGTGGAAGCCGTCCTGCGCTACCTTCGGGACCAGGCCGCTGTCTTCAAGGGCGACATCGTGGGGGCCAACCTCCCCTATGACTTGGACTTCCTGGCGGGGGACGGGATTGAATTCAAGTCCGCCCGATACTTCCGGGACATCCAGATTGCTGACCCGCTGATCTGCGAGTTGTATGACAGCTATAGCATGCAATCCATCGCCCAGCGGTGGGGCTTCTCCGGGAAGGATGAGGGGCTGCTGCGCCTTGCCGCCCATGAATACAAGATTGATCCGAAGAAGGACATGTGGACGCTCCCGGCCCGCTTTGTGGGGGCCTACGCGGAGGAGGACACCCGCCTGCCGCTGAACATCCTCCGCCGCCAGGAGCGGGAGATTGATGAGCAGAACCTCTGGGGCGTGTACAACCTGGAGTCGAAGTTGCTGCCGGTACTGACGAAGCTGCGCCGCCGGGGCGTCCGGATCGACCTGGACCGACTGGACATGATCGACCGTTGGGCACTGGAGCAGGAGACGGAAGCCCTGGCGCAGGTGAAGCACCTCACGGGCGTCACCGTCCGCGTGGGCGATGTCTGGAAGCCGGAGACGATTGCGCCCGCGCTGGAGTATATCGGGGTCAAGCTGAAAAAGACCTCCCAGGGCAAGCCCAATATTGACAAGGAGCTGCTGGCCAGCATCAAGCACCCCGTGGCGGACGCCCTCGAACGCGCCCGGAAGGTGAACAAGCTGCGCACGACCTTCGGGCAATCCGTCCGGGACCACGTAGTGAATGGACGCCTCCACTGTACCTTCAACCAGCTGCGCCGCCAGAAGGACAATGAAGCGGACGGGACCGCCGGAGCCGCCTATGGGCGACTGTCCTGCGAACACCCGAACCTTCAGCAGCAACCGGCCCGCGATGAGTTCGCCACGATGTGGCGGGCCATCTACCTCCCGGAGGAAGGGGAGCTGTGGGCGTCCAATGACTATTCCCAGCAGGAGCCCCGGATGGCGGTGCACTATGCCTGCCTGGCCCGGGACATGATTGGGCAGCACGCATGGGAGAAGGCGATTGAGGCCCGGGACAAGTACCGGAACGACCCAAACACCGACAACCACCAGATGATGGCGGACATGGCGGGGATCAAGCGCAAGGACGCCAAGGAAATCTACCTGGGCCTGTCCTACGGGATGGGCGGAGCGAAGATGTGCCGGAAGCTGGGCCTGCCGACGATGACGGCGGTGCGCGGACCCCGGGGGCAGACCTTCGATGTGAACAGCGAAGAAGGAGCCCGACTGGCGGAGCAGGGGGCCCGCCGATGGGAAGCCGCGGGGCCGGAAGGGCAAACCCTCCTGGACACTTTCGATCGCCGCGTGCCGTTCATCAAGAAGCTGGCCAAGGCTTGCGAAGCCCGGGCGAAAGCGGTGGGCTACATCACCACGTTGTCCGGACGCCGCTGCCGCTTCCCGAAGGACGCTGAGGGTAATTTTGACTGGACGCACAAGGGCCTGAACCGCCTGATCCAGGGCTCCTCCGCTGACCAGACCAAGATGGCGATGGTGGCCTGCGCGGAGGCCGGGTTGGACATCATCATCCAGGTCCATGACGAGATCGCCTTCAGCGTGAAGTCGAAGGACGAAGCCGAACGCGCCGCCCACATCATGCGTACCTGCACGCCGCTCGAACTGCCCTCAAAAGTTGACGTGGAAATGGGGGTAAGTTGGGGCCACTCCATGGGGTTTGAGGGATGAAATCTTGTTACCAATGTGACGCGCAGGTCACGTATTTGTTCGCGGACGCACGCTGCGCAAAGTGCACCCGCTTGACCCCGGAGGAAGTCCGGGGAGAACCGAAGGAGAACGACATGCGTGAGCGCCAAGAAAAGTGGGACATGCGCTATGTCCGCCTGGCCCAGGAGGTCGCAACCTGGAGCAAGGACCCGTCCACGAAGGTGGGTGCTGTGCTGGTCCGCCCAAACAACTCCGTGGCGTCCACCGGCTTCAACGGCTTCCCGCCCGGACAAAACGATCACCCGGAGTTGTACGCGGATCGCTCCTACAAGTATCGGCACGTTGTACACGCTGAAGTCAACGCCCTCGAGTTCTTGACAGGGGAGACGCCGCACGGGTTCACGTTATATACTTCTTTTCCCTGCTGTCCGAACTGCATGGAAGCCGCCGCGAAGGCGGGCGTGACCACTGTCGTGTTCCCTCCCGTCCAGTTCGAGGGCAAGGACCAACAGTGGATTGATGAGTGGAACGCCCGTATTGACCAGTCACTCGAAGTGGCCCGCCGCTTCGACATCAAGGTGAGGTGGGTGGATGTCTGAAGCCGCGATGTGGGACGCCCTCCGCCCAGTGATCAAGCATCTTGACCCCGTGCGCGTGGAGAACCCCGCCGGGCCGGGGACTCCGGATGTCAACTACATTGAGGGTTGGGTGGAGCTGAAATATGCGGAGCAGTGGCCCCCACGGGGCGGACCGCTTCGGATTGATCACTTCACCCAACAGCAACGGGTTTGGCTCACCCAACGCCGGCATGCCGGCGGGCGGGCCTTCCTCCTCCTGAAGGTTGGCGAGAATGAATGGTTGCTGTTCGATGGAGCGGTGGCCGCGAAGGTCCTGGGCCACGTGGAGCAGGACAAATTGTACAGGGCGTGTCTGGCCCGCTGGACCAGGAAGCCTAAGACTGAGGAGATTTGTAAATGGCTACAGAACTGACGTTGAGCCGGGGGGAAGCCCTCCTGGTTGAGCGCCGCCGCCGGGGCCTGAACCAGGTCCGGGCCGCGGGTGAGTGGGAGGTCCACCCGGACAAGTACCGGGAATGGGAAGCGGATCGCCGGGACGATACGCCGGAGGTGGAGGTGGGCGAACTGAAGCCGCATGAAGTTTGCTACCTGAAGCGCCGCCGCTCGGGCAAGACCCAGCGGGAGATCGCCGCTGCCCTTGGGCTGACCCGCCTATGGGTGATCATGATGGAGGACGGCAAGGCCCCCGTGGACCGGCTTGTTGAATACTGGGGGACCAACCCATGAAGGGCAAATTCAAACTGTTTCATGGCGATTGTCTTGAGCTGATGCGCGATATGCCGGATGGGTCGGTGGACCTGACCGTCACAAGCCCGCCATATGACAACCTGCGGACCTACAATGGCACGCTGAACGACTGGACGCCGGAAAAATGGCAGGCCATCATCCGCGAGTTATTCCGCGTTACGAAGGATGGGGGCGTGGTCGTGTGGGTCGTGGGCGATGCCACGATCAACGGCAGCGAGACGGGCACCAGCTTCCGGCAGGCGCTGTATGCGATGGAGTGCGGGTTCCGGCTGCATGATACGATGATATGGGCTAAGGACGGGTCACCGTATCCCACGCCTGTCCGCTATACTCAGGCGCACGAATATATGTTTGTGTGGTCGAAGGGTGCGCCGAAAGCCACGAATATTATTACTGACAAACCAAACAAGTGGGCCGGATCTAGTGTGCACGGCACCGATAGGGCGGCGGATGGGACTACCAAGCCAAAGGCGGCGATCCGCAACGCGACAGGGCGCACCGTAAAACAGTTTGGATCTCGCTTAAACTATTGGCTCGTGCCCACAGAGAAACAGAGCAGGCGGTTTGGTCACCCCGCCATATTCCCCGAAGCCCTCGCCCGCGACCACATCATCTCGTGGTCGAACCCAGGAGACACGGTACTCGACCCGTTTCTCGGCAGCGGCACGACGGGCA